CCTCGCCCATAATGAGAGAACCGCCAATACCAAAGGCGTGTCTCAAAACATTAATGGGCATCTTGCGAGAATCGACTGGGTTACGTTGGATGCTGATGGTACGGCCAGACCACAGAATATTCGTGCAATGGCTGACCTTGATGCAGCGGTTTATACTCAGGCGGACTTTGAAGATAAAGTCACGATGCTGAGAAACCTGATCACCGACGCCTTTATGGTGTCGTTGGCCAACGGATCCGTCGGTTAGTTTGCTGAGGCCTCTGCCTAGGAACTGGAGCCCATCATATGATAAGCCCAGTGGTAGAGCCTTGGTATCTCCCAGTCTTCCGATCTTTCCTTTTGGAAGACGTCCCGCGAATGTTGATGGAACCTCCTTCAGCATTTGAGATGGATTGGAAAACAGTCCATCGAAGAACTACCTGTGAAGGGGAGTCATTTGTAACGAAGACTCTCCCAGCACTTGGCAAGGTTATCGATCTTGCCCTTCAGGGAAACGTGCCTCTGACTTCTAAAGCCTTCAAAAAGGCCAAAGGAGCAGCTTACCCTGCATTTCTGCAGGTGTTGCTTAGGCGCGTCTTTCACCCCACAGGGATGTTACGCGAGGATCCTTGCACCTTAACAATTAGGCTTTTACGCCAAGTTTGTTTTTGGTGTAAAAAGGTTGAGAAGGGATTAAGCGATGAGTCTCTACGCAAAGCGTGCGATGATTTTATTGAAGTTGATCGCAGCTTGCATCATCCTGATGAAAATTTGGATGATGAGCTCCTTGCCATCGCTCGTGGAGTTATCGATTCTCTATTCAAAGGTTTTGACCCTAAGATAGAGGATCTGATTCCTAAGCATGGTCCGGGTAGCGTAGCTGATAAAGGGCCGTCACCGATTGCAAAACGGGAATTCGGTACGAAGTATACCGCTCTCGAGCGGGTCTTTCGTCCGATACCGTGGATGTTTTCGTTGCGCGACGCTTGTCAGAGCTACGAACGAATTCTGCGCCGCCCTGTGCGTGAGCATGGGGTAGCCAGGTTAGAGTTCGTGCCAAAAGACTCCGGCGGTCCGAGGACCATTGACCTTATGCCCGGTGTGTACATGTGGATTCAGCAGGCGTTGAAAACCTTGCTGTACACATACATCGAGCAAAATCACATTACAAAAGGTCAGGTTAAATTTACAGACCAAAGTGTTAACCGTAGCCTTACCAGGTTATGGGAGAGGTTTGTGACCTTGGACTTGTCCAAGGCCTCGGATCGAGTGTCCTTAGCTCTCGTTAGGAGTTTGTTGCGAAACCAAAAGCGCCTCCTGATGTGGCTAGAGGCATGTCGCACCCCTGCTACTAAGCTACCCAACGGACGCGGACTACTGTACTACAGAAAGTTCGCACCAATGGGTTCTGCTGTCTGCTTCCCTGTTGAAGCGCTAGTTTTCTACGCGCTGACTACGGCGAGTCTGCACAGGCAGGGTATGCCCCTTCAGCTTGCTTTGAGAAAAACCTACGTTTACGGGGATGATATCATCATACCTCACGGATTCTTCCAAGGTTTACAGGAAGATTTCGCTCGCTACCACCTCCGATTTAACCCTG